TTAATTTCCAAATGCACAAAGTAATCAGCCAACCTGTTCAACTTCTCGTCGCTCACGGGATAACCTCGCTTTCCGATTTCGCTCGACGTAATCAACCAAAACCATGTATTCAACCTTGCTTCGTGCGTGCAACATGATGTCCTCAATCAAAGCCGAAGTCTTTCTTCCAGCATCAAACATGTCTTTTGCTGTGAACTTCACTTTCGTCACAGGATGAACGCCGGGACAAACTTTGAAATACACATACACTTTTTGTTTTTCTTGATGAAATAACGCCGTGCAAATCGGACTTGTGAAACTAAAATCTCGCAAATAGTTGTAGGCACAATAGTCGATATTGCCATTGAGCAAATCATACTCTTCGTCGAACGGTAGAATCTCTTCCAACGTAGACTGCATTTCATCAACCGCTTCCCAATATTCACTCATCTCTTTTCACCTCCTTTCAAGCCGTTTCTCACTAGGATAAAAATGACGCAGATGGCAAACCATAACGTCCAATCCGTCGCCATATCAACTAGCATCCACTTCACAAAGTCCATCGGTATCACCGCTTTTCAATATCTCGTAGGCAATCTGTTCAAGTTCAGCCATGATGCGATCGTAGTCACCTTCATCAAGTACAGGTTGAACGACTGTTACTGAATATTTGAAATTCATGTCAACATCATACCTTTCATTGTTCTCTACTGTACACATTATCAATAAAAAAAATATGGTCGAACTCTTCTTCCAGCAAATCGGTAATCTTCTTGGCAATGTTTGGACTTGGATGCCGCTTTCCGTTCGTAATATGGACTGCATACGATTGAGTAATGCCTAATGCTTTTCCGAACGATCGCTTGGTATACCCTTTTTTTAATAACATGCGGTTAAAATCATCTTGATTTAACAATTTTATTTTCATACGCTCACCCCCTTTTGTTCTCCCTTGTATACAATATTACAATATAAGAATTTATAAGTCAACGTTTTTTTTCATAAAATGTTTATCTTTGTACACGTTTTTGATAATGTGAAAAAGAGGTGAATGGAATGGATGCTGTTGAGTTTGGATTGTATTTGAAGAAATTGCGCGAAGAAAATCGGATGAGTTTGAGGAAGTTGTCAAGAATTTCAGGTTTGAGTTTTTCTTACATTTCACACATGGAACACGGTAGAAGAGGTATTCCTAATCCATCTTCAATTAAGAAACTTTCTACCGCGTTAAAAGTAAGTTATCAAGAAATGATGACAATTGCTGGACACTTGCAAGAAGAAGATGAGGCTTTGGTGGAATTAGCGAAAACGCTTAAAGAAGTGATTAAAGACTCAAAAACAATCGACTTGAAAAATCTCGATCAGTACAAGTTTGAGTTCAACGGTCAACCGCTTTCGCCTGAACTGGCGAAACAGGCGATGCAGTACATTCGTTTCCTTGTCCAGCAGCAGAAGCCTTCTGAATAAACGCTTCCACTTTTTTCTCGTCCACGTTCAGGATTTTGCAAAGTTCGTTCAAGTTAATTGTTTTCATCAGAATAACCTCCGTTAATGTCGCATAGCGAATAATGTCGAAACAACAATATGAGTATAGGAAATAAAATTACCGTTTCAAAGGAAATAAGCAGTCATTTTTACAGACAATATTACAAAATTAGACGAAACCGAAAAAAATGTGGAACACCGAACTATCTTCTTTCGGTCTCCGCATTTTTTGTTAGGAGTACATTTATGGAACGAGTAGCCATCTATCTACGAAAATCTAGGCAAGACATGGAAAGCGAACGCGACGGTGAACAAGACACGCTCTCCAAGCACCGCAACGCTCTACTTAAATATGCAAAAGACAAGTCGCTCAACGTCATACGCATCTATGAGGAAGTCGTATCAGGCGAAAAGATTGCGAACCGTCCGCAAATGCAATCCCTTCTGAATGACGTGGAAAATGGTCTGTATGAAGCCGTACTCGTCATGGATATGGACAGGCTTGGACGCGGCAACATGCAGGAACAAGGCTTGATTATCGACACATTCAGAGAATCGGGAACGCTCATTGTCACCCCGCGCAAGACGTATGACCTGCGCAACGAGATGGACGAGGAATGGAGCGAGTTTGAAGCGTTCATCGCACGCAAAGAACTGAAAATCATTACCAGACGTTTGCAGTCCGGCAGACTGCGATCGGCGCAAGAAGGAAACTTCAACGGCACATATGCCCCGTTCGGCTATTCCATCCGCAAAACAAGCAAAGAGCGCACACTTGCCATCAACGAGCAGGAAGCCGTCATCGTGCGTATGATATTTGGACTGTACGTCAACGATGACATCGGCATGAACAAGTTGGCCGATTATTTGAATGAACGAAGCATACCGTTCAAAGACGGCAAACTGTTCTCAAATTGGAACGTCAATCAGATACTCAAAAACGACGTGTACATCGGCATCGTCAGTTGGTACAAGAAACAAGTGAAAAACAAGAAGCGCGTACAGTTCAAAGGAAAGCATGAACCCATCATCGACGTGGAACTGTTCAAACGTGCGCAACAAAAACTCGCAAACAGAGAAGCGTCGTCACTGAAACAAAAGTCTACGCTCCGCAATCCGCTCTCTGGCATCCTTCGGTGCGGTCTGTGCGGTAAGGCGATGTCGCGCAACTGCACTCTTCGCGACAAAGAGTTCATACGGTGCATGACATATGGCTGTAAAAACTACGGAACAGGAATGAAACGTGTAGAGGAAGCATTGCTGGAACGAATGGAAAAGTTGATGGAATCGCATAAACTGAAAGTGAAGGAACGCAAAACGGAACAATCGCTTGACCTTGAAAAAAAGTTGCTCGATGCTGCGCTCAAAGAATGGAATGAATTGAAACGTCAAAAGAACAATCTGCACGATCTGCTCGAACGTGAAGTGTACACCGTTGACGTGTACCTTGAACGCTCCGCTAGACTTGCGGAGCAGATAAAAGAGAAGGAAGAAGCCATACGAATACTGCGCATAGACTTTGAACAAAAAGAGAGAGAACAAAAAACGCGCAGAGAATTTATCCCTGCGCTTGTCAACGTGATGAAATTGTACCACAAAACAAATTCGATTGAAATGAAGAACAAACTGCTCAAAGCCGTCTTGCATAAAGCCGTTTATACCAAAATTGACCCTACTCCGAACGGTTTTTTTGAACTCGCTTTACACCCGAAATTACCTAGCGTTGAAGGGATTTGACGGTATGGTTAAGTATTCAATGTATTTGATACAAAACCATACCTTCACTTACATCAAGTTTTCTTCCGTCAATAACTTCTCAATTTTGCGTAGTTTGTCCGCAGCAAGTTCCTTGAATTTGCCCTTGTACATGACTTTGTTGCGAAGGTCGTTGATACGGAACAGAATCGCGTTCGCCAGTTCCAAAATGTTTTCGTCAGACTTGCGGTATGCAATGCGCATCTCAAGTTCCTGTAACGTCAAATTCTCAGCAAACTGCAACTCTTTGTACAGCCTGTCCCACGGAAAGTTCTTGCCGGGACAGTTCGGCTTACGGCGCGGGTCTACTTGAAAATGTCCGATGACGTTCGCGGGGTTCAAGTCGATGTATCTTCCATATATCTTTTTGACCTCTTCGCGAATGTAGCGATGTAGCCATACACTCGCCCAAAACTGCTCTTCCGTAAGCGTTCCGTCAATGCCATTGTCTTTGTACCCCTCATGCTCAATGCCAATCGTGTACGCATTTGGATTGACGTTTTTGAAACGCTTGATAATGTCTGCCGTAGCGTGCTGGCTTGCACCTTTCGCAAGTCCTGCGTGCCATGCTCGTTCCTTTATGTCCACATACTGATGAATCTCACCGTTACGCCCAATGCAAAAATGCGCGGAACTTTGATCGTTGTCTGGTGACGTGAACCAACTGTCTACGGAACGAAGGCTTCCTGCGGTAATGTGATTCACAATCGCAATCGGAATCGACTTTGCTCTGCTACTTCTGTTTTTTGATGGAACCTGTTTAATCTCGTACATACGATCACCTCTTAATGTGATTGATTTTCGTCGAACCAATCCTTGTCGTCTAACTTGCCTTGCACGAACAGATACGCAACGGTTGTACCTGTCGCTGTAATCAGTGCTGTCACTTGTGTAATCGTTTCAACGTCTGTATCAAACAGAACGAGAATCGACGTGACAAGCACCGTCACCAACGCCCAAAACTTTCGTGATGTCAGTTTACGAATCATGACGCAAAACCTCCTTTCACGATGAATACGATGACCGCAGTAATCAACGAACCGATGACCGTTGTTGCCAGCCAATACATCACCTTTTCAATGCGATCAATACGATGGTGCGCAGACTTGACGCTGTTATTTGCTTCAAGTGCAATCTTCTCTGTTGCGTCAAGTTTGCCTGATACGTGTTTTAGTGCGTCTAACTTCTCTGTGATTTTACCGACTTCGACTTTCAGTTCCATTAAGATGTTGAAAAGTTCCTTGATTTCATCATTTGCCACGTCGTCACCACCTTATAAAAGATACAAGGCCAAACCGTTACGGCTTGACCTTGCCACGTTGAATATCAAACATCAAACTTGCTTCTGCATTTGCTTGTCGCATTGCATTTTCATAAATCTTTTTCCTTAAAGCCTCACTGTAAGCATTTTTCGGCAAAGCCTTCAAATAATCGTTGTAATAATCTAAATAATAATTTTGATAATCGCCTGTAAGTTTCAAAAGGTTGCTATACTCTTCCCTTGACAACTTTGTGCCATCATCCATTTTTTTATCAGGTATTCTCGGTGCGGATGATTTTACGCCCGTTCTTTCAATATACTCAAGTGCAGTTTTGGCAGACGGGTCGCCTTTGTACTGTGTCACGAACGCAGGGTTCAAAAGCACATTGAACAAGTTGTTGGAGCCGTCTTGATACTTCTCAACAGGTTTCCCAAGTCCGTCATACTCCACTGGCAATGACCTTGACGCAAACGGTAATCGGTCAACAACTTTGGTATAAAAAGGCGCAAGTTTGTTTGTGTTGTCGAACGTCAAACGCTTTTGATTGTCCTCAAGCGTTCTCGCTTGATTGACTGCGGTTGGCACGAACGATGACGGAAGCCCTGCTGCAACGTCTATGAACTTGTCTGTTGGTGTGTCGCCCGGATATGTCGTAAACAACCTTGTCACACCTTGAATCAATGGCTGTTGAAACAATGTCGTGACACCTGCATCAAAAGCATCCCACATTCCCGTGAAGTAACTTCCGACTGAACCCATCTTCTCGTCTTTCATCCACTCTTTTTCCGCTTTATCCAAATTCGTGCCAATCGCAAGACTGACCGCAACAGGTTGCATCCAATCGTAGTTTATCATGGTATCGCCATCTTGACGTTTTGCCTGTTCGCGATCGAAACCTGAAAACACCCATCTTTGAAGCGCACTGAAATTCACTTGATACGGCGCGATACCGACTGACCGTTGCAACTGCTTCACTTCTGCATCAGGGTCAGGCGCACCCGTTAAAATGCCAAGTCCTGCAAGGTAGTAACCAACTGCCGTGAAGCCCATTGTTCCCGTGATACCTCTTGAAAGTTGTTCGACAAACTTCCGCTTGTCCAATGCTTGACCGCGTGTAACGCCCAATTTGCTCGCTCGCATGGTTGCTGCGCCAATTTGATAAAGCCCTCTGAAAATACCAACAGGCGAAAAGTCGATTGCGCGCATCAACAAGTTGGCAGGTGTAAACGGATATTTCAGAACCAAGTCACCGATACCAAAATCTTGATTGAAGTTCATCGCTTGTTTTGCTTTGACGAATGTTTGCGCAAGGAGCGTTTCATCTTGAAACGTCATGTACTTCCCGTATTGGTCGAATATCGCCTGCACTTCATTGTCTGCGGTCGCCATGATTTCTTTCATGCGCTGTTTCATCGCTTCGCCCGTCAATCCTTCTTGACTTGCCAAACCTTGCGCCCATGACGCATGTGCTTCGCCGTATGCCCTGCGGTATGAAGCGTAGTCAAACGAACGCAACGTCACGCCAAGAGCCTTTTCAAGATACGTTAACGGGTTCCAAGCGGATGTGAATACCTGCGAATCCAAGTCGTATTGCGTGGCAATACCGCCCGGATTGTAGCCTTTCCATCCTGCTTTTGCGCCGATAAACCAATTCTTCCAATAACTCTCTTGATTGCCCGTAAAGAAGTAAATCTCGCGCGCTCTGCCCGTCATTTTACTCGCAACCATATCAATCGGAACGGCAAGCATTTTACTGATTTTTTCAGTGACCCAAAACAACTCGTTACCGAGTACGTTCCGTATCAATGTTTTGGTATTGAGTAGTTGCGCAATCGTCTGTGCAGTGGCAAGTTTGCGGAGGAACGAAACACCTTCGATATTTCGTAACGCAATCTGCAAGTCGCCAAGCAATTCAACTCTTGACATATCGTTGTAATGCGCAAGTTCCGTCGCCATTTGAATCAAGTTGTCCGCTTCTTCTGCGCCCAACTTTCTCTCGCGAATTGCCTTATTCACCGCACGTTCAACGGCAGTCATTGTAGGAAGTCCCTGCTCTTTGCGGAAGCGTTTGGACGAATCCTTGTACAGTTGCGTCAATCTCGGTCTGATTGCTTCGCCAAACTCTTTCAACGCCGATTCAGAAAAGTCCGCAAACCTGACGACACCTTTCGCCATCCAATTTGCGCCAATAATTATCATGTCTTTCCACGGCCCGATCGGATTTGCGTTCAGCGTGTTCTTGTTCTTGTTCAGACGCTTTCTCGCTTCGTCAGCCATCGCGTTCAGATACACCAACAAAGCGTCGCGCGTTCTTAATCTCGGCTCAATCTCTTCGACAATATTGATGGTTTCCTCGTTGCTCGGCTTGTTCGGCAAAACATCTTCTAATTCTTTCACCTGCTGTTCAAAGCGTTGCAGCAAGTCTGCTTCTGCTTCCGTAAGCGGTTCGCCAGCCTTTTTGCTTTTGACAAGTTCAAGCACATCATCAAGCAAAAACTTGGTTTCGTCCACCTTCTTCAAGTCGTTCGCCAATTCCATCAAAGGCTCGGCAACATCTTCAAGGGTTCCATCTTTAGTGAATTTACGGCGTTGATTGCGTTTGTTTACCGCTTTTTGCGCCATCAATAAAATGCCGTCAACGTCTAACTTGTTGTAGATAGAAAACGCTTGTACCGCGCGTCCGAGTTCTGTCCCGGCAGGAGCAATCCTATTCACGACTTCCATCAACGAGTTCATGGCGCGGTCGTATTGGTCGGGATTGACACCTTTCGCTTCCATCGCTTCCTTCTCGTAATGCTTGATAAGTTTCTGCGCGAGTGCATTGTCCACGTCAAGGATATACCTTTTCTTGTTCAAAAAGTTTTTTGCGCTCTCATAGTCAATCGTGCCGTCTTTGTTTTTGAACGTGCGCAACAAGGCATCCGCTCTCAACATCAAAACGCTGTTTGATTGCCTTGCATACCAATTCGGATTGTCTATCAAGTCTGCTGTTTCATTCTCGTCTGTTTGACGCTGTAAATCTTCGCGTAAAGGCTCTGACGTGTTCTCGGATGTTCTCACCGTCTGATTAAAACCGCGCTCTAAACGGTCGCCATTTACAGGCAATTCACCTTGCATGGTCGGCTCGTCGATGTTCATAGGCATTTCATCAAACAACTCGTCACCCGTAGCAAATTCAGGCGGATTTTGACGAATATTTTCGGCAAAGTCAGGTTGATTGATAGGAGCCGATGTTCCTGCTGTGCGTACAGGTGGTGCAGTCGGCGTTTCCGTAGCAGGTGATTCTGTTTGAATTGGTTCGTCAACTTGCGCACTAGGAGCCTCGTTAGTTGGCATAGCAACTTCCTCTGCTTGACCTGTCACCGTCTGTTGCGCCTGTGTCTGCGCTTCGTTTCTTGACGGTAAATTGTCCATCACATTCGCAGGTGTAGGTTTTGCTTGTGCTTGTGGTAAAACGGTCTCTTTCGGTGTCTGAACAGGCTTCGCTTGTGGTGCAGTCGCTTCTTCCAATCGAATCGGTTCCACGTCCGGCACGACACGATCGGGGTATATCTCATTCATGTAGTCATTTAGCAACTTGTCAAAGTCTACCTGTTCGCCTTTAATGTCGCGAATCATAGACGCTAACTCACTGTCAGGCAAGTCACCTATTAAACCTAGACGATTATCAACAACATCTTTTGATAATTGAACAAGTTGTTCGTCGATATTCTCAATTTCATTTTTTAATCTGTTGATGATTTTTACAGGGTTTTCATCACCCATTTCCTTCAAAATTCCTGCGAGTCTATCTTTGATTTTTCTTTCATCTGCAAGCGAACCGTATGGATTTCCATCTAATGCCGCTTCAAATGTAGTTTGCGCGTTATATATTTGATCTTCTGTGTTTGAAAAAAAGTCAGCAGAATCAGACCTTTGCGAATATTCATCAGAAACGCCATATATATCCCAACCTAATTCTTGACGGACATGTTCATTAAAATAATCCCTATCTAAACTTTGCCTGCGTCCATTTTTGAAACTTCTACTTGGTTTCAAAATAACATAACCGTGCGCCCAAGCAGGTATATCTTCCATTTTTAACGCTTTCCGTTTCTTTCTAAACCAGTAATAATCTTCTTCGGACGCATAAATATGAATTTTTTTACCCGTCTCTTTTACAAACTGAACCAACATGCGCGCAAGTGAATCGTTATCTGTTTGCGCACCACTTAAAATTTTGTATTCTTCTTCGACACCTTCTTGAATTTCTCTCAATTCTTTTTCTTGTACTTCGATTTGTTTTTCCAACATATCTTTCCTTGATTCAAGCGAACGATAAGCGTCGGCAGATTCAGGAAAAAATTTTTCAATTAAATAACCACTGAACATTTCTGTATCTGTTGGATAAACAACGGATTCACCTAAACTCAAAAAAGGGTCTAAATCATCAGGATTGTAATCAGCATCTTTTACGATTTCTGGTCTTGATAGATATTCAACTGTTCTAGGTTTAATTTCTTCTATTGCAGAAACTAATTCTTCTATTTGTTCTATTTTTCGTTGAATATCAATGTAAGACTGTTCCTTTGTCAATTTTACACTTGCAAATTGACGTTTCTTTTTTGCCAGTGTCGATGCCTTTTTAACACTTAAAGGTATCATTTTCTCGTACAAATTCATGCTTTTAATTAATTCATCAACTGTCATACCTAAACGCTGTGCAACCGTTCCAATCGGAATGCTACCTTTTTTGAATATAGAAGGTGCTTTTTGTCCGCGCCCAAACTTGATGCCTCCACCTTCTCTAGTTAAAGCGTTCACCGTTTGAACTAACTTCACCCATTCGTCATATTCTCGAACAGCACGCTCGATGTTTTGTTCATTAGTACGGTACTCTTCTTTCTGACGAATTAAATCTTTACGATTATTCTGAAGTTCTTTCAATCTTGCATCTGCATCGGAAATTATTTTTTCAGACTTCTTTTGCACATTTGTTTGATAATCAACTACATTGTCAATCACATACTCGATACGCCCGTTTCTATCAACCGGAACATCCTCATACGGCAGTTCTTGTCTTGCACGTTGCTCTGCTAAAACTTCATTGACCTGCGGGTTCTCAATGTCCGCTTGGTTCCAAAAGTCTGTGTAGTCTGCACGCTTTGCATCTGCTCTCTGTTGTAGCACCGTAGCAATGCGCTCCGCAGCCGTTTGACGTTGCTGTGCTTGTTGCTCTCTGTTCGCCACTACACGATCGCGCAGGTTGCGAACGCTTTGCCCGCGCTGTTCAGGCGATGATTGAACCAAACGATTGAGTTCATTCATCACTTCTTCCATGCGATTGTTGATGCCATCCACTTGCTCGTCCGTCAATCTCGAACGCAGTTCAGGGTTTGTCAGTTGCGCGTTCAAACGGTCATATTCATCTACTAAAAACTGTTCCGAACGATTCTTTATAGTTTCTGCGTCCAATCTTGTTGCAATAACATTGTTGTTTGAGAATTGAAGTGGTAATGAATCGGGTTTACTACCGTATTGCGACATGGATTCTTTGCGCATAGCGTCTAAATCAATGCCGTTTCTACGCGCAATCAAACTTGCCAACCCTCGTCTGTTTGACGCAATAGTTCTTACTACATCCGCCAACTGTGATTCATTCAACATTCTGACATCCGTGAAATTAACCGGCCCATTATACAGAGCGCGATATGTACTCACGATATTGCGCAAAGCGTCAGGTGATTCCAAGCGGTTCATATAAGCAACCAATTTATCCGCTTCATTCAAATACTGCTGTTCCAAACGAATGAACTCTTCCGTTTGCTTTGGCGGTGCAGGGAGTTCCATTGGTTTTGTTTCAATCGGTTTTACTTTTGCATCCACCAGTTTATTGAAGTTCACTGTGCCATTAGAGCGGTTTTGCAATTTGCCCATGACATCTTCATAGTTTTTCTTCGCAACGTCCAATTCATCGAATTTCTTTGTTACTTTTTCAATCACTTTTTCATCTGTTCCAAACTTCTTCAAGTTTTGAACAATCTCGCCAACACGTTTATGTTCCGCATCCAACTTTGCGTAGTCGTCTACAATCTTGTTAACCTCGTCTGGTGATGAAAGAATGCGATCAAATTCTTTGTTTTGTTTTTTGGTATTCCGAATATCTGTTATTTTCTTTATTCCAACTTGCGCACCAACAATACCCGTACCCAAAACAAGTCCAAACGCCGCGTCCGCAGCCACTTTCTTCGCACGTTCGCCAATCGTCTGCTTTCCATCTTCCCTTGTATCAATCGCCGCATCAAACGCTTCGTCTGTGATACCGTAAGCGGTTCCTGCAATCGTGTCAGCAGTAAGTTCTGAAGCAATATCCTTTTTCATGCGCTGTTTTGCTGTGTCCTCTGCTGTCGCTTTGAACAGTTTAGGCGCAACCTTTTCAAGTCCTGCTTTCACTGGTCTCATGGCAGGTAAAATCGGTGCAATCGAACCGCCCATTTTTGATACGTTGTACGGCGAATACCACGCTTCACGTTGCCTTGCTTCCGTCTTGTACGGCATTCCCTGCAACTTGTCCGTAATGCCAAACGTAGCACCAGACGCAAACCCTTCAATCACGTCTTGCGTGACTTTCTGCGGTTTTGATTTACCAATTCCGTATATGGAAATTTCGTCTTGTTTACTTGCTTGGTCTCGGTAGTATTTAATCGTCTTTTCACGACGTTCTTTTGGCGTTTTCTGCCACCAATCTTTGAACGCATCATACAACTTCTTTTGTTCTTTTTGTGACTTCCTTTGGCTGTCTGTCATGCCTTGATAAGGGTCTGTTGGTCTTTGTTTTTCGTCTTTACCGATGTTCGGAGGAAACGACTTGCCAATCTCGTCAAATTTCTTTTCAAGAAACGCAGGATTTGCACCTGTGCTTGACTTAAATCGCGACTCAAAAAACGGTTTCCCTTCATCTAACTTCCTCTTCGTATCATCCGTAATGTACTTGATTAAGTCGATGTACGGCAAGTTTGACTTGTCTGCCGGCCCAATCTTCGGCGTGTTTTTTTTCATTGCTTTCGTATCTCTTGCCAATTCTTCTTTTGTCGGCATCGGATTTGAAAGCGCGGCAAAGCCTGTTAATGGCTTCATCGGTTTTGTTGGTGTTGTAGGCTTTGGTTTTGGTGTATCTAAAGAAGTTGTCGGCTTTGGTATAGGATTTTGCTTTGCTTTTTGTAGTTGTTGTTGAAAAGGTGATGCAGGTGCGCTTGTCGGCACATTCGGTGTCGATTGTGTTGGTTTCACAACACCCTTTTTTTGTTGCATTGCTTTTTGCAACTGTTTTTGAAAATCAGACATCTGCATCACTCCTAGTTAACAAATCCGTACCAAGTAATCATATCATCATACATTGCTTCTTTATCCTCTTGACTAATTTTTTGTCTATTCACATAAAGCGCGATATTACTTTTTCCAATCTCTTCTTTCTTTCTCCAATCCGAGCCAGTTGGCACACCTTTTGTTGGTTTGAAATTAGCATCCCAACGCGCACCTAGATTGTAAGTCTGATACAGATACTTCTTTTCGGAATAATTCAAATTACTGTTGTTAATCATGTTTTTAACTGTCTTTTTCGATGTGTTGTCTAAATCTTTTATACTCACGTTGTTATGGATAGAAACTTTGTTTTTATTATCTGAATTACCCGACATAATAACTGGTAAATTTGGACCTGAATCCGAACCACCCATTTTAATTCTTTGGCGAATCATATCATCTACCATTTTCACGCTACCAAAATTGATGCTTTGTTTCCCTGATGTAGCAGGTGCATCCGTTCCTTTTTTGGAACCACCGCCACCACCGCCACCACCGCCACCAGACGAGCCTTTTGCTTTGCGATCAAGATTTTTTTGTGTGGAGTCGTGTTTGAGTTTTTTGTCATTTTCGGCAGACAAAAATTTACGTTGTTTATCATTTTCAATTTCGCGAGCCTTTAATTCGTTTGCAGATAAAGTTGTTTTCAAATTGCGGTCACTTTCTGCAATAGACTCTCTTGAACCAATTTGATCTGAATTTATTTTTTCTCTTGAAGAACGGTCTTTTGCCGATTCGTCGCTTTTCCAATTTCGTTCTTCTATCAAGGCTTGACGTTTACGTTCCGCTTCGCGTTCCGCTAAAGTTTTCATTCCTGCCACTTGTTTGTACATATCATCCGTGTTCACAGTCGTTTTCACTTGAATGCCATATAATTTTGAAAGAGCATCTGCAACCGATTTTCTTTGTTTTTCTGCATTTTCCACAATATTTTGCATCGAAGCCGTATTATCTTTTTCTATTCCGTATACAGCAGCCAAACTTTGAACATTATCCTGCCACGTCTGACGCTTCATCTGTTCACCTTGCATATAGCGGTTGTACGCGCGCTCTTCTAGTTGAGGAGCAATCTCGGTGTTGAATCGTCTTGTTTCGTCCGCCACAATCTGATTCGCTCTGTCAGACGTTCCTCTGCTTCGGTACATGCCTCTTGCACTCGCGTTTTCCATGTTTTGACGGAGCATATTGTCCAAACCGCGCTGATAATTTGCAGTCGCAGCCTGAAACGCAGGGTCGCTTGCTTGATTGTATTGAAACACGCCCGGCTTATATCCTTGCGTGAGAGTATTCACGTATCGGTCTCTTGCGCTCTGTTCTGAACGCTGTGCGCTTCCTAAATTGGCACGGTTAAACGTATCATCCAGCACTTCGTCATCAAATTTTGTACCCGTTTGAACCTGCTTTGGCGCACTGTAACCTGTTGTGTCTGATAGACGAACAGGCTGATATTGCTTTGTGTATGTCGGCGTTCCTTTTCCGTAGTCCACACCGTTCACTTTCACCGTCTTTGTATTTGCGTCATACACCACGTCGTTCGGGTTTAATCCTTTTTTCTTTGCCCAATCACGAATATTCACCATGTTTCCCACCACCTCATCCATTCAGAATGTTGAAGTCCCTTAACTTCTGCAAAAGCGCATTAAAATCGTTTTTCAAGTCTGTTATGTTTACCGCTACTGAATCACTTTGCGCCACCGTTCCGATCGCTGTGCCATCGCCAAACTTGACCGTTCCGCTAAATGTCACGTTGCCTGTTACCGTTCCGATAGACTTCACGTTTTCACCGTCTAAATTGCCGTTTAACAGCCATTCTAGTTCCCTTTGCAGTCTTGCCATTGCGTCTGCAATGTCGCGAGTAGAAGCGTTTTCCGGCACGTTTACGTTCAATCTCACTGTTGGCATAATTCACCTCATGAAAGCGGAAGAACACGCGCTTCACGAATCAGTTCGTGAATCGTGACTTGTCCCACACCGCTCAATTTTAAGCGCAATACTTTTGCGTTTGGCGCAACTGTTGTCCGTATCGGTATGCGCACATTTGTCAGTGCTGTGCCATTGAAGTTCTGCACATAATCAAAATCACTTGCTTGATTGCCTGTTTCCTTCTTGCTGATGTACGCATGAACCAATACACCTGTTGTCATGTCTGCCGTCAACCATAAACGATTGAAGCGCAAACGCTGTGCAAGCGCACCTGTATTGAACGGCTTTGATACCCATTCCCAAGCAATAGCATTGTTGCTCGCACCGTATTCGTACACAAAACCGTTTGTCGATAAGAAGGAAATGTTGTTCGCATTGAACATCATGCTCTTTACGTTCAAACCGTTCCACTCGTACCAGACGTTGTAGACACTGTGCCAAACAAGCAGCACATCGTCACCAAGACTGACAAACAAGCGTTTGCCATCTGTCTCCACCGAACACTTTGCAAAGTTGTTCAAATTCCAATTCACACGGTCAAAATAAACGTCTACCACTTCACTGATTTTGCGCGGCCTTCCGCCTGTGTACGCATACACGCCTTTTTTGTCTAGAAAATACGTCACACCTTCAAGCGTAGCCACTGACTTGTGATTCACGCATCCAATGTCTTTGGCGACTTCTACCGCGCTAAAATTCGCAGGTGTATTGCCAAACAGTTCATACATGGAGTTGCGTCTGAATATCGTCAGTTTTCCGTTTCCTGCCTTGAGTGCCGTGATGATGTCATCGTTGTTTGAACCAAGTTCAATTTCATCCGTCACGTTCGGTGAAGTGAAGTCATTCGGCAGTCCGTAGTCGCTCACATACAATTTGTTGCCATACGCACCGAAAAAGCGGTTGTCATACGTTTCGATCGCATGAAAATGTGCAGGTATTGCAATCGTACTAGAAGCGTTTCCGTCAAGCGAGAACATGGTTGGCAATCCCGAAAGCGTCACGCCAACAGCAGGAATACGCACCACATACACCTTGTCATTCCATACGGCGTAGTCAATGTCTGTAAAGCCTGTTAAGAACGCCGTATTGATTGTCGGCGCAATCGAACTCCATAACGGCGGAGTGCCATATGAATACATGTAAATTTTCTGTTCCAATGCACTGAATCCATACGTCAAACGGAACTGTCCTGCATCGAATGAACGTGTAATGCCTGCGATTGCGACAAAACTCGGTGATGTTGCCCCGACTTGCGCCACTGTCGGTCTGACCGTCATGGCAGGAAACAAGTCTGCGTCAAGGTTTTTCGCCACGGTCGCATACCCTTCATTAGCCGTGTACTTGTCCATTGTCGTCAAGCCTTTGAACTCTTTCAGCACTTGCAGGTTCTTCCTGCCCATAAAAGGGAAGTATTCCATCAGATTACCCTCCTATCACAATCACCGTGTACTGATTTGTTGTCGGAGCCTGTGCAAACTTCACCTTCACGCTGTTGTCGTTCACAATCTCGACTTCCGCAAGTACAATCTCAAAGCCGTCTGTCTCATGCACCTGCACAATCACCTTTGGCGAGTTGAAATTGTGCGTCACTGTAAAATCTAATGCACTCCCGTTACCAACCATCTGTGAGTACACAAACGCTTTCGGCGCGATGCTTTCCGACGCAAATAAATTCACAATCGCTTCTGACACAATCATCCCCACCATTCCTCTCTGATTGTCGCTGGCACGTTCGGCTTGTTGTACTTCAAAAACTCGTCCAAAAAGTAGTTGTATTGCGCCGCATATCCGTTCGCCGCGTCAAAGTCTTGAAAGTTTTCCGCAATCTCTTTACACGCGCCGTACACCAAGATGTTCTGAAACTCCTCGTCGATTTCAGGAACCATGCTTGTCGTCGCCCAATTCAACGTAGCAGGAATGTGATAATGGAATATCGTGATTTTTGTGTTCGCAACTTGCTCTGGCACAATGCCGTATTTCCCGTCCACGTAAAAGTAGTACATCGCACCTGTCTCGTCCGCAATGTCCTTGTACGGATAACTCATGCCACCCACCACAAAATCACGAATGTCGCCCGGTCTGATGATTTTTCCAAAATGCGTGTCGTCATACCACTTTTGCCCTGCAATCGTCGTGATTTCCGTGCGCACCAACTTCTTGAAAATGCGGAACACGCGCTTTTGTATGTCGTCCATTTTCTTCACAACTTTATCGTTCGGCATCCCGTGCGGATATTTCTCTTGAATCTCACTCACCAACTCTGTCAGTGTCACGTCAGACACCTCCGTTCATTAACAAAGTCCCGCGTCTTTTGCAATCTGCGCGATCGGTTCAGGCACTTCCACTTCTTTTCCGCGATGAATCTGATAACGATACCCGTTCAATACAATCAGTTCAGACGGCCATTCCACTTGTTTGCCAGACGCTTCAAGTGCTTCGAGTTTTTGACGCTCTTCCATCGGTAAATGAATCTTTATTTTCACTTTCGGTAATGTGTTCAGGTATTGCCCAAAACTCATAGTCTCTCTGTCAATCTGCGTATCGGATGTTGGTGCTGTTTTTGCTGTCGCCATAAATAAAATCCTCCTTATAAATGAAAAGAAGGGAGCGTTTCGCTCCCTTCCCTTGATGCCTTACTTACTCGCTATTAGTTCGATGCGCTGTGACGGATTTGCACCATCGCCGCTTGTTCCAAAACAACTGCGGTGAAGTATGCTTTCCAGCCTGTTGTCGCACGTTGGTTGAGTGGGTCTGCTGTTCCTGCGGAGCCGTGTGGCTTGATGATGTTTTGTACCGCCGAAGAACCTGCAACGTCAACCACGCCAAATGCGTTTGCACCGACAACGATTGTGCTGTAAACAGTTGCGCCAGATGTCGATGGCGTTGGTGATACATAAGCGTTTGGCGATTCAACGAAGCGTACGCCGTACAACTTACCGATTTCACCATTGAAAATTTGCGTCGAACCTGCGTATTGCGAAGCGTTTACCCATGCGCTGTCACCTTGAAGGTCATAGACTGCGTTCGGATGCACAATCGCAATGTAGTAGCCGTCAGCAAGTGGTTTCGCTTTACCGTTTTTCAGTGTACGGATAGCCTTGCGAATTTCAGTCACGTTCAATACATCGCCTACAACCAACGCATTATCATTTACTTTACCGTTTGCAACTTGACGATTTGTACCGCTTGCAACAAGCGTGTTGCGCGTGATAACGTCAAGCGTTTCCGCAGCCTGTTCGCCCAAAACGTCTGCCATTTCATCAAGTACAGGGTCAATCGCAACCATGTCTAGTACGTCAGATACCTCTACGTAGTTACCGTATTGGTTTGGCGATGCTGTGATTTGCGTGATGTTGATGTTCGAGCCTGTTGGCGTAGTGCCTTCTGTCAAAACCGTAGTCGCAGGGTTCAACGATGTGAACTTGCGGAAGTTGATGTTTTTACCGCCCATTTTCGGAATCGGACGTTTTTGACCGAATTGAAAGTGAACGAAGTTCGATACCAAGCGATCGAGTAGTTTTTTGTCATAATACGTTTGAATCGTAGGTGAAATTTCGTTGCCTGTTCCGGTTAGTAATGTTGTTTGTACTGGTGGCATTGTAGTCACTCCTTAATTTTTGTTTAGAATGTGATGCGCTCTCCGCGCTGGACACGCGCTGAAATGTCTTTCAACTGCGCGCTCGATAAGTTGTTCACGTCAAACAACTGTTCGCCCGGCTTGTCGATGGACGACATGACCTGTTTTTGGTCTCTGTTCGCCACGTTTGCTAGGGTCTGCTGTTCGACTTGCTTGAGTTTGTTGTGATGTGTCGTCAGAATGTAAGCATCTTCAAGTTGATAGCCTTTCTGAATCGCCATCTCGAACACTCGGTCTTGCACTTGCTCAAAGTCGGGATATGCCGATTTGAGACGTAACACTTCTGCGTCAATCTGACGCTCCATCTCTGCCTGTTTGAACTGTTCACGCTCTTGCTTGAGTTGTTCCAACTCGCTTCGCATTGGTTCTAGATATTGCCTGAACGTATCAGTATCCACTCCAATTCGTTGTGCTTCCTCTTCCAAGCGTCGCTGTTGTTCCATCTCTTCAAAAGCCGTGATGAAGTCCTGCGGATTGTCGAAACCCTGCCTTTTTGCGATGCGCTCAATGTACTGTGCCTGCTGGCGTGTCTCTTCAAGTTGCTTTTGCACCTTGTCGTAGTTGTAGCCTTTTTGCAGGTACGTCTGACGCTCACTAGCGGGAATCTTCACTTCCTCCTTGTTGTAGCGGATGATGTCGTACTCCTCTTGCGGTGTGGTGTCCGCGATCGGCTCCCCTTCACCCTCTCCAACATTCGTGACCTCTTCAGCACTCACTTCTTGAGACGTTTCTTGCTCGGTGACATTTTGGTAGATGTCGTTTGTTTCCATTGTTTTTGCTCCTTCCGACTATGGTTGGTCGATGTTTGGTACTGCGGTTTCTTGCAACAAAAAAAGCAACCTTATCCAACAAGGGATAAAAGTTGCCTGATAATATCTTCTTCACTCATGCCCTGCTCCAACATCGCATCAATCTCTACCTGTATTTCAGGCGGCGCGTTCTGATACATCATGTCGAAATTCGGTGCGTTTTGCCCTGTTTCCGACATTGCAGGCTCTTGCATAGGCATTTGCTCTTGCGGTGGCATTTGTGCGCTCTGCGGCGTGATTTGACCGCCCATTTGCGCTTGTTGTTGCATCATGCTTTCTTGCTCGCGAAGCCTTGCTACAATTCGGTCTTTGTTCGGCAAGTTCTCTTGCAACTCCACATACTCACTCGGAAGCAGTACGCCTTGTTGAAACAAGTCCGCAGCCAACTGACTGATGTACGCTTTTGTTGCAGGTGTGCCATTGTCGCCACTAACCTTGATGTCAAAGTCTATCTCTTGATACGGCGTGCTGTTGAATACCATGAACTTGTAACCGCCGTTGTTGGTGTCCACCCGAATAAACCTGTCCTCGGTGTAAAATTCCTTGATGAGTTCAATCATCTGCTCATAAACTTCGCGAATTGAGTAATAAAGGTTTCGCGCGATGCCTTTGATTGGAATTGAACCTTGCTCTTGTAGCATTTGTATAGCAGCCGCCGCCGTGACGCTTCCCGGCGTTTCCCCTGTGTTTGCATCGTAAACGCCTCCGATACGCTCCATGAACCCTGTCAGCAAGTCAATCATTTTGTAAATGTCAGACGACAACTGCGGTGGCTCCAGCCACCTCACGCTGTTGTTTACGTCTTTCACCTTCCATATCTGACCAGGCTTTGCGCTCCACTTGTTCTCGTCAATGCCACTGTTCATCGCAACCAAACTGATCGGGTTCGATGTAAGAAACGCATTCGTTGTCGGGAGTTCCACCATCTTGTTCAGCAACTTCTGATTGTTGATGATGTTCCGTATCTCACTGATGCCCATGATGCTCTTGCGGTTCTTTTTCGCCACAAATGGCACAAAAGGGTATCTACCATGTTTGTAGACACCCTCAATATGTTTTAATATTCGCCCGCCTGCTGCGTAAATCACGTTAATCGTGTTCTTTTCCCTGTACCAATACTCGAAGTAGTTCACGCGCTCCGAGTTCGTGTTGCGTTCGGGCCGGTTGTAAATCTCCGTTTCAAACACTTCTTCAGGGTCAACGTCCACGCCCCATGTTTCCTTTATCCACTGTACCGTTTTCGGCACAGAATAAATGACGTACCTGCAATCGTCTATGCGCGTTGCCTGCGGGTCAAAGTACACGTTTGACGGGTCTGGTGATTCAATGCAAATGTCACCGATGTACACATTGCCTTTTGTCGGGTCTCCGCCTCTGATGGTATTGTCCCAATACACCTTGAACCATGCCACGTCAAGCAATAAGCCTGTCCGCACCACTTCGTCGATTCTCATGTCCAAGTCCACTCGGTTCGATACCACATCCGTCAGTTGCGTGAAAATCTGCGCGATCTCGGCATCTTCTTCCGTTGTTGGCAGTATCACGCCTGTCGGACGCTGATTTGTAATCTGCGGTGCTTTTTGGTCGATGATGTACGCTACATAGTTCACAACAGGGTCGGGTCGCCATGACGCTCTTTGCTTCGTCCAATGCTTCGCCATGTAAAAGTCGTCATACTCTCGCCAGTCATTGTGATACGGCGAAAGTGTAGAGAATGAGTATTGAAAGTCTTTTTTTACCTTTGCGTATAGCGATTTTTCGTCCATCTGCTTCATCTACTCACCTCCTTATGCGTACAGATACGCCCAACCTGTAATAGAAACACCGCTTGGAACTAACGCGCGAATACGAACTTCACTATCAGGAATACCGTTTGTAAATGTGTACACTGTTTCAGGCGTAACTTGCACCCACGTTCCTTCACCTCTGCGCACTTCATAAGTGATTCCGTTCGCTATATCAGTTGTGTCGCCAACAACGATAATATTTCTTATTGGTGCTATATCTGCATTTTCAATTTGAGATGTAAGATAAGCACTTGAGCCTGATGTGTTTGTAAAAATACCGTTTTGCGAATTATAACTAAACGATGTTGTGTATTCTGGTAACACACCATTCGACGTTTGAAACACATCAATCATCATGTTTTTATAACCGAGTCTATTTGCTGTCGAAAGTGTATTAACTTGCAGGCCAAGTTTCATTAAATTGATTTGAAGCGGAAAAATATCACTCACCGTCACTACATTTCTGACGCTTGCAATGTATTTTTCAATCCTCGGCACTTGTGTAAGTAGATTCGCTCCTGCTCCTCTTGTCAACATCGCTCTGACACGAAGTTGCGAACCGTAGTAACCGTCATTAAATGTTGCCGTCCAATTACTCGATGAACCGAACGCGTTGCTATGCGCTCCTGTGCTAATAGGAACCCAGTTGTTTGCAAGAGAGGCAACTTCCCATTGAATACTATTTCCCGGTGTTGTTCCTGTGTTTTGCGTTATATCCAATGTCGCGCTTCTTACAATCCGATCGGTGACTAATGACTTTGAAACAAATGTCGAAGTTGAAGATGTTGGTGTTGGCGCAGGTGATATTTGCTCCAACGTGTAACTGTTTAATTCCACAGAACGTGTAGTTGGAAATGTAATGAGTGCTGTTTGACCTGATTGATTGACAGGATAAATAAAACGGAATATAACATTCAATGAACTACTACTAGAAAAACCAAATTCAACACCGCTATCACTAGTCAAATTTTTATAAGAATCATCGTTAATGCTTGCTCTTAAAATGGGTTGAATGTTATCTCTGTACGATGAACTTGAAACAGAGTTAAAGTTCAAGTAGTTACACCTAAACTGAAAAGGCGAACCTGTTCCAATTCTTGTGACGTTTAATACAACCGCAGATTGCGCAGAAAGATTCAATTCTGTACCGTTTGTATTCAATACTGTTGGAGTAGTAGCAAAGGAAAGTTTGGTATACTCCAAAACCGTTTGAGTTTCGTTTGTTAAAAAAAGATGTACGTTGCTTGTGTTTTCAATGATCGCAGATATATTACGTCTCGATATAGAATCAAAAACAGTTGCGCTACTTGTTGTACTACTTACTGTTGTTGTGATGCTTTGACCGTCACTTATTGCAATCATTCTTAAACCAGACGCACTACCTAACGCCATGATATAGAACCGCGAATTTGAAGTGTCGTATACCATGCAACCAAAGCCGTTACACCCCGATGTGATTGTCATTGCACCTGCTACATTGGTGTGTGTCGTAAACTGTCCCGGCGCAGGCGCGTTTTTGAATTGATATGGCGAATTATTTGATGTCGTGTCAATAATTCCGAAATGAACCGAGTTGCTGGAATTTCTTCTTGTAAATGCACACCAACCGATTCTATTTACATCACCTAAAACCAACTGGCACGAATACATGATGTCACTTGTAGTAACAGCAGAGATTAACAACGATGTTGTTCCTGCAAGACTTCCCCAACTATTCGTATTTACAAAATTGTATTGGACACCTCTTGCCGTACTGTCCGTCCATAGCAAGTGAAGTCTGTTATCCCTGCATTTCATATCAAACATTTGCATTATGTTTGAAGAAACATTTACCGCTATACTCGGTCCATCAGTAGCAAGTGTGCTTTTGTTAATACGTACAATCGTTTGAGTAGCGCCTGCTGTTGGATATGCAACGTACACATAAGAACTGTCTTCTGTAATAACTGATGTTCGCACCAAAGTGTCTGATTGCGTAGGGATAAATGGATTTGCGTTTGAAACGATAATTGTCGTTGTCGGTGTAACAATTCTGATTTTATAGTTTGTATCGTTGTTGTAATGCAGCACCCAACGCTCTGTATCACCGTTTATTGTCACGTCATTCGCTGTCATTGGCGGATTTGTGTAACTTGTAGATAGAGATTCGTTTGGATTGCGAACCCCTGCAAGTTCAGGTGTGTCAAAAGTAGTGAACCCTGCAACTCCTGCGGGTGTCGTAAAGTTGGCTGTCAATCTTGCCGCAAACACACTGTCCACAAACGAATAATCTTTTGTTTTGAACTGACTGTTGCCCGAAACACTGCCAACAGTTGTTGTTGATTTTAACCTTATGACACCATTCACAACATCAAAGTGTGTGCTGTTTGTTGATGCCGAAGTAAAATCTATGTTGTTTTGCGTAGAAAAATCGTCAGTGTAGGAAGTCAATAGTGGTCTGACAAGTCCTCCATCCACTACCGTGCCGTTACTCAATGCAGCATCAAACAACGTGTAATCATCAAAATCGTCTGTAACCGACGTGTACATTTCCGCAGTTCTGTTGTCCACGTACTCCCTTGTAATCACATCTTTTGCTTCATTAATCGCAGATACGTTCTTCACCGTTCAACCTCCTTTCAAAAGAAAAAGGGCAGGATGACCCTGCCCCGCGTTTATTAGCCGATGATTGTGTATCTGTACTGATTGAGCGTCGGTGCTTCCGCGAACGAAACCGTGATGCTGGTCGTGCTTGTCGCAACAACGTCCGCCAACACAATCTCATTTGTAACCGCATCGCGAATGGACACAACCACATCCTGCGTATTCAATGCGTGTGCAATGGTGGCATTTACGTTTCCGTTAGGCACAAAACCCGTCAATTTGCGAACGCCATAGCCGTTTGCCGTGTCAAGTGAAATGACGTTTCCCGAACGTGTAATTCCCGTTCCAACAGTAATTTGCCCGGCGGATGCGAACTGATGCCAAGTAACATTATTCCCCAAAAACAAAGGCGCACCAGTACTTGATGAAGCAACCCAACCTGTATCTGCCTGTGTCGTTCCTCTCTCAACGAACACAAAAACATTTTCGTTAAATCCCCCACCATTAGGCAATTCCATATCTGACCTTACGATAGTAAGTTCTGTTACATTACCGCTTGATACAGCCGAAACTCTATAAATCAAGTTTTCTTGTGCGTCTGTTTGGTTTTTAAGCAAAATTCTTGTACCAACAGTAGCGATGTTAATACCGTCTAATGTAGAAAAAGGCGAAGTAACCGTACAAACATTCACATCTCTTGTGTACGCAACATTGCCGCTTGCCACTGTCGAAGCCGCTATTACGGATTGCTTAACGTCTAAACCTTGAATCGCATTATTGATGGAATCAACTACGAACTTTCTGTTCGTTACGTCGCCATCCGCTGCATTTTCGCTTGTTGGCATAGTGACTCCAATAATCGGCTTGCTGTTCATGTTCAATGTTGTGTTGAAGTCAATCTCACCTGTTGTGAGGGTTCCGAGTGCTGTGTTGATGTCGCTTGCCGACATCGTTTGGTCGGATAGTTTCTTCCATGCAGAACCGTTGTACACATAAAAACCGTTGTTAGCAGGAGTTATGGTATCTGTGTTGTAATACATCTGACCTGCAACGGCATCAGCAGGCGCACTCGTCGCTTTGTGCAAAAGCACCTCGCGCAATTCGTATTTCTTCTCACCATGCAGGTGATTTGTCAACTTAATTCCCATTACAATCCCTCATTTCTTTATATTTTTGCATAAAAAAAGCGCATTTCTGCGCGTTTTTCATAAGTCGTACCAAGAATCTCGGTTGTTTCTGTCCGAATCGTCGAGTTCCCAGCATATTTTCGGTTCCGATGGCGGTCTGTACCCCGAATCGTCAACAGGGTCGTACGTTCTAGGGTCGGGACGGCTCATCAAACCGTACCGAAGCGCGTCATACGCATGGTCTTCCGCGTCCGTGTCCACATCTTCAGGGTTACGCATGTCAATCGGCAATGCAGGAAGCGTCCGCACCAAGTGCTTGCAGTTCTCAAACACCTTCAACTTGCTCACTTTCTTCCCGTCACCCGTCTCATGCACCTTCAACCACGCATGAACCCTATCCTTGCCGTTCAAACGGTTCTTTGATGCCTGTTCGCAGTACACGCCCCTGCTAGAATACGTGTCCGCTATGCTTTCCCCATGCTGATTCGCTATCCAACACGCGCTATCCAGCACTGTGTATTCAATCTTTTCATGGTAATCGGTCATCTCGTTAATCGTGTCCGCTTGATCGACTGCGTTCAGTCCCGCTTGGTACGCTTCCTTGTACACGTAAATGTTGTAGTCACCGTCAATCGCGAACCATAAACAACAAAACGGCGCAGAACGCCCATAATCAACGCTTCTGAACCGTTTCCAATGCTCTGGCAACTTGAACGGCTTCACCACATGCACATCCTTGTCCCATTCGCTGAACGCCATGCCGTCAAACGAGTCCCAATTTCCGTCTAACAACTGCTTTCTTATCCCCTCCGGCAGGTTCTCAAGCCTGCGCAGATACGAAGGGTCATTGTCTATCAATATGCGATTGTCGTGAATCTTGGCTGGAATGAAACACCGTGACCCCGGCTTCGGTTCCTCCGCTGTTGAGGGAGGTTTGTGTATCGTTTCACTCGCGCCAATATCGATAAATCGCTCCTTTACCCACGCATGACCGACACCGCCCGGATTCGTAGCGGATTTCACTTGCCGTTTGATTGCCGGATTTACACCCCGTAAGCGTGACAACATGTAGGTGTACTGCGTGTACGTAAAGTGAGTGAGTTCATCCCAATAAATGAAGTCGTACTCTGCGCCCTGATAGTTAAACACGTCACTTTCCATCTTCATGTGTGCAAACTCTACCATGCTCCCATTCTTAAACTTCCAACGCTTCTTGCTCTCGTTGTACTCTGCAACCTGCCTCGGAAACACCTGCTTACTGCGAAGAATCAACGAACGCTCAAGGTCCGCAAAAGTTCTACGAAACATGATGATTCGGCAATCTTTATACTGCATCGCATTTTTTAAAGCATCCATCAGCATCGCTTCTGACTTGCCACCACCCGCAGCACCACCATACAAAATCTCGTCAGCAGGACACGTATGAAACAACTTCTGCCTTGATTGCGGTTTGTACTCTAATCGGACGGTTCCTGTTTGTTCCATTCTTCCTCATCCTCTACTACCTCTGGCATGTTGAGTACCACCTGAATACCGTCACCGCCAATGTTCTGCGTGTTGTCGCCAACCATCAACGCCTGCTTGTCATACAGCACATTGAAGTAACTGCTCACATGGTTCAAAGGAACATCCCTCTCACCCGACAACCCTTCCTTGATTATCTTTCCGCCAAGTTCAAGCGTTTCACGCAACTGCCCCCACACAATTTCCGCATACTCCGCTTTCTTCGCTTCTCTGATCTCGTTGTAGTCGTCTCGGTTCCGTCTAACCACCCTGCTCACGTTCATCACGCTCGTTCTGCATTGACGCGCAGTTTCACTCATGTTCCCCGTCACCGCATACGTAGAAAGTATGCGCTCTTTGATGTACTCCGTTATCTTTTCCGCTCGCTTTCTGCCCATTTCAAACACCTCCGAACTTTCAGAAATTTTTTTCTAAAAAAAACGAAACGCCCTCTGCTCTATTGCAGAACGTTTCGCCTTGTACGCTATTCAGATGCTATTCATACGCTATTGCCACTTTTCAGAATTTTTTTTCAAAAAAATTCGATTCAGTTGGAAGGAGTTGGAAGTCATTTTGGGAACCCTTTTTATAGAGTTAGGTAGCACTAAATAGAAACCACCCCCCTCTTGAAACCATTTGCCCCCTGCCCCCTACCCAGCCCCCTACACCCACCTGAAGCCACCTGCAACGCGATCAGTGCCACCGATAGCGAAGAGAGCCACCTACCTATATAGAAGTCAGCGCGAACGCGTCAGCCTACTATATAGCGCGCTTGTCTGCTACTTCACGCCAATACTCCGCATCGTCTGACAGGTCAACGTGAACCGCGCTGGACTCTTCTATATTCAGTTCGCTTTGCGTTCCGCCCGGTGTCTCTTCTATATAGTAGAATGCTTCTTCTTTGGCGTTTTTTTGTGTCCGAAACCTTCTATATAGATAGACGGCTAGCGATAGCGATAGAAGGCTAATAGTGCCGGATATTATTGAGATTGCGAGAGAGAGCGACAATTTTATAGCCTCCAGCCGTGAAAAGTTAACCGCGCTTTATATCCACGGCTACCGCTTCAATAAGTAGTATTGTTCAAATTATCCTAACAGCGATCTAGTTATGCGCTTAATAAAAAAAGCCTGTTCAATTCTGAACAGACTTCTGGCATTTAACGCTTGCGTATCAGGTGTAGCGCGTTCGTGGCCATCGTCGGAATTTGCAAGGCAAAACCGACAATATCTTTTAAGTTCTTTTAATTCTTCTTAAAGAACTTAGTCTTTTCTTGTAATACCGCGCCGCGCGCGAGGTGAACCGCTTTACACACCTTTCAACAATGCCATTGTAACACGTTTGATAGTGCCAAAAGTGCAAACTTTTTAATATAAAAAATTTTTATTGAATACAATAAATTTACTATTGATATTTAATTGACTACAGTTTATACTAATAGTGTACTTATGAGTACAGTTCAATTATTAAATTGTAGGAGGTGAAACTAATGAAAAAGCAACTGCATCCGATTTTTGCTGACATTCTTAAAAAAGCACTCGAGAAACAACCAGCCAAGCCGGAACAGCCACGCAACCGCGAAGAACGCCGACAGCAATTAAAAAACCGCCCACGCTAACGCGCGAACGGCTAGACACCGCCAGCAGTACCGACGGGACACATTGCAGTGTGTCCCTCCAATTTTAACTAATCAGGAGGAAAAAAACAATGCAATTACAGTTAAAACTTGACGGAATTGACCCGCTAAAAACAACTACACCAACCGCGCGCAAAGCAGACCGCGCACAAATCCGCGAAAGACTAAACCAATACGGAGCGCACGCACTGAATAATGAGGAACTTGTAGCACTTATAACAAAGACCGACACAGCCACCGCGCGCGGAATATTGAACAAGGCCGGCAACCTATTGCAACTTGGAGTTATGAGCGCGTTAGAACTCGAGAGAATCATGACACCGACACAAGCCGAGAGCATCCGCGCCGCGCTTGACTTTTCAAACAGAGTACACAAGGCGACGAGACCAGACCGCGAACGAATTGTTTCACCCGAGGATGCGAACAATTATTTGCAGAACTTTTTGAGATATGAACAAGTCGAGAAATTTATTGCGATTTTTTTGAACACAAAAAACTACATTATAGGCCATGAGATTATCAGCATAGGAAGCCTGAACGCAACAGTAGTACACCCGCGCGAGACGTTTAACCGCGCCATATTGCACCGCGCCAGCGCCATCATCGTAGCACACAACCACCCGAGCGGAGACCCGACACCGAGTAGAGAAGATATTGAAATGACAAATCGTTTGAAGGAAGCCGGGCAAGTTATTGGAATTGACCTGTTAGACCATTTGATTATAACTGAAAATGGATTCACTTCACTTAATCAACAAGGTTTGATGTAAAGGAGAATAAAAATGACAAATCTATATGCAGAAATGAAACAACGACACCAAACAGAATATGAGCAGTTTTCTAAATCCTGCATTTTCTATGCTTTCACAAATCAAAGTTTTATCGACGGGATGAGCCGTTTCAACCTCGACGCGAACAACGCGGGCGACGTGAAAAAAATCAAATCACTCGGCGCAGGTGGATACATTTTACGCGACAGAGAACACGAATTCGATGCAATGTTTACACGATTTACACAAGAGAAGCGCGAAGCCTGCAAAGATTATGAATTTGCGTTCTCTATGTATCATTATGAATTAGGCAATCATGAATACGGCTACACATGGGACGACGGCGACGCAATCAGAGTAACACCTTTCACCCGTTCAGAGATTCAGAATAATCCTACACTATTAAAAGCACTTACCGACGCGAAAAAAGCGCAACGCGAATGGTACGCGCTTCACGGTTAGGAGGCCACGACATGACCGACGCAATAATAGTTATTTTTTACTTTTGGTTAATCATTTTCGGGCCGGCACTGTTCGCCGCCCTCCTTTCAAGTATCCCCGCGCTTGATAAATTCGCGAGTAAACTGCTTGAGCGTATCGAACGATGATTCTATTTTATCTACTTTCTGCAATCGTCCCCGCGTTCGTCGCCGTCAGCATTATAGAATTGATTTACAGCAGAAACCGCAACCGCTAACAGACAGCCCGCCCCGCGCGGGCTTGTCTTTAGTAAATTTCGAGGAGGATAATATGAAAAAGCAAGTTGAGCATTATAAAGGTTACGTCATTGAAACTCTGCCAGATGGCAAATCATCAGCATTAAGAGATGATAAAACACTCGGAATAATTAGAGTAACTGGATGGCTGGATGACTTGAAGGAAGTAAAGACACTTATTGATTATATTACACAGCAATGAAACGCAACCACAGCGCGTAAAAAAAAGGATATTTCACGCAAGCACCGAACTATTAAAAAATCATCATTTCAGGAGGCTATACAATGAAAACCGAAGCGGAATTAAAACAGCAATTCAAAGCGATTGAAACCGAACTTAAGCGACTTGAGCAGATTTTGAAACATGACGACGACACAAGCGACTACTGGAACAATATAGACAGAGTGCTATCAGAACGCGCCGCCATTATCGCGGAAGCGAACGCGAATAACATTCAACTGTTCGAGTAAGACAACCGCACACCAACCACCGACACCGCCCCCGCGCGGTGTCTTTTTTATGCTAAAATAGCCATATAAAGCGCAACGGAGGCGATACCATGCGAATTACTTATCACATGAACGCGGAAGCGTTCAGCGCGTTCCTAGCCGTCCAGCCGTTCGCACCTGAAGAATATTACAACCGACTAACCGAACAGCAGCGCGAACAGATACGCGCGCACGGTGTCGCGATCACCCTGCACCGAACGGAACACGGGCGAATTATCCGAGTAGACACAGCCACCGACACCGAGCCGCCCGAACACCTGACAAGCGACAACGGCGACCACTGGCGCACAGCCACCGCCCACAACCACGCGCACGGCTTCACCGTTGAAACATAGCAGACTAGGCGCGCCGCCGAAACTGCTATTTTTTTGCGCTTATTTAGCGTTTTAACGTATTCGCTATATCATCCTATACCAACCGACACAGAACGACACACAACGCAAATTATACACCGATTTAAGCGAATCGCACGAACAGACGCACCGACACCCACGCACACCGGCTTACATACCCGCAAATTGTGTCCGAAATGTGATGAAATCCCGCTTTTTTCCCTTGCCTGCTCCCTTCTGCCCACCCGCACCCAATCGCGCGTGAAGCCGCCAAACACCCTAAATACCCTTGCTAGTCCAAAAAAAAGACACCTGCCGTAGCAGATGCCGTGATTACCCTTGCTAGTCTATGATTCCGCTAAAAATCTCATTTCCTGCGCGATTCCATGCTCTTGATAACTTTATCTAAACCCTTTACTACTTGTCTATGCGTGACTGCTCTTCCAAAAAGATAACCTGCTAACAGCGATAAAACAATGCACAATGCGAACGTCATCGAATATCATCCTCCAACATCTTGTCGCGCAGCCATTTCATTGCGCTTGTCCATCCCGCTGCAAACGTGTCCTCGCTGTCTACCACTACATCATTCTTGTACAGTTCGTGTCCCTCGTTCAGCCAATTCATGAACTTGCTTCCTGTTGCTTGTTTCGGTTTCATTATTCATCCCTCTTTTGTATTGTCAATTCTTTGTTTTGTAAATCAATAGACTCCCAAACTTGTTTTTTTGAACCAAGAAAAACATAACCTTTATGTTGCCCGATATACATTTTCCATAAATGCTCATCTACTTCGCACTGAATTAGAATTTGAATTGAACCTTGTCTATTACCTGTGTCGTCAGGATAATCGCCATTTCCTCGCGTATCTACAATACCAACAACATGGTTATAATCATTACCACAAACGGGGCATTGAAGATGTAATTCGTTTTCTGAAACATTGTTTCCGCTAAAAATTTTATTCATTATTATCACCTTCCTCATACTCTGCTTCTTCCGCTTCCAGTCTGTCCAATATCTGCAATGCCACTTTCAGTCCACTGATGTAACCTTTCATTTCCGCTCTGTCTACGTCAGTCTTTAGATACGGATTTTCTACCAACGATTGCTGTCCGTCTTTAATCTGATACGCCAACCGCTTGCGGTACTTTGCCTTGTCGAATATCAATACATTTTCAGTTTTCATTCGCTGTCACCCTTCTTTTTCAACTCGTTTTTTCCGCAATGCAGTCTTTCAGCAGCGCGTACATCTCTTTGCCATACGGCTTGTCACGCATGTTCTGAACACGCCTGTAAAGCGATGACCTGCTCACTCCAAAATGAACTGCAATCTCTGGAACCGTGAACCCTCTGTATAACTGCCAAACAATGAAAGCGTCTTTCTTGGACTCGATTTTTGATAGCACTTGATTGAACGCAGCATGAAACTCTTGTTGCTCCAAATCTTTGCTTTTGTCAGGAATGTAATAACTAAACTCTTCGCCGTCCACCTCGTTAAAAACCTTCTTGTTCAGCGAAATCTCTTTTGCGCCTTGACCGCGTTTTATCGTCTGCTTCGCCACATAATTTCTGATGATATGGTTATGGTAACAGTGCCAAAAAAACGTGTTAAACTTAATGTTTTTCGTCTCGTCATATTTCGTCACCGCTTTGTATATGACGTAGTTCAAATCGCTTTTTGCTTCTATCCAATCTTCTTTCCTGTTCACCTCATGATGCGCGTACTTTTCCAGCATCTTGACTACCACTTTCAGATCGCGCTCGTCTTTCGTTTTCTTGTACAACCTCACCGCTTGATTGATGTCGGCAATCATCCACTATCCTCCTTGTTTTTTGTATTGCTACATCCAACCTTTTTTGAAATTCACTAAACGAAAAGAAGTTAAACCGCCCATTTTATTTATGCAATCACCGCATATTGTTCCGCTATCTGTATGCGCTCGCATTGTTTTTCTCGTATCACAACCGCACTTGATACATTCCTCAACAATCACAATAATTTTTGGTTCAGGCTTCTCACCTAAAATTAGTTTTGCATCTTCAAAGCCTCGATTACACCCCATGAAATAACCGACAATTCCGAAAAGTAATGCGCCTGCAATAAAAGATAAAATTACAACCATTTGCCAGCCTCTTTCACAAATAGATTGAAAAACTTAAATCAGGATTTTCATTTTTGAATTTTAATTCCCATTCTCCTAATATGGAATCAGACAATTTTAACGGTCTCACTTCAAAAAAATATGAGAAAATCGCAAATTCTGCTAACCCTTCATAAGTTGTCATTGTGTATTGGCGCGGTTTCGAGTCTTTTCTTCGACCAATTTGAAATCTTGTTTCTTCTTTCTTAATAACTCCATTTGATAAAGCCCAAGAAATTAAATGACTTTTTTCTAATCGAATTGGAAATGAAAACGTTTTTGCTCCGACTTGAATCGCATTGAAAAGTCTTTCTAGAACAGAGAGTGCTTCAAATTTGAAATTATATCTTGCTAATAGCATCATCTTTGTTTCTTGAATGTTTTCAAATTCACAATCTTCACAAAAATCTGAATCAAACGGGTCATTGATTCTATCCAGATAATGATCGTAACATACTCCCTCTTCACAATCTTTGCAGTTTTTTTCTTCTTCACATTTTTCACATTTTGCAAATCGTGAATACTGAAAATCATCAAACTCACCAATTATGTGTCCTGTAATTGAATAATCTTTTTGACTTGAATCAAGAAACACATTTTTAACTCCGACTATTGCGCCGCCATTTTGAGTTTTAACAAGTATTTCTTTTGCTATCTTCGACATACTCACCACCACCCCAATTCCACCGCTAATCTGCGGACAATGTTATGACGTATGTAAAATACGTTTCGCCTTGACACATACAACTTCTGTGCAACTCCCTCAATCGTCAGCGTCCTCGGCTTCGCAAAGTAAAACGACTTGATAAACTCCTGCGTTCGCTTGTCGCTTAACTGATAAACTTTTTCTATCGCTTCAATCACGCGCTCCATACCGCCAAGTTCGTCCGATGAAAGTTGTACCGCTTTGCTTCCTGTCGGGTCGCCCGGCAGATTCGACTTCCCGCCGTCGGGATTGTCCACCTGCCTCGTACCGTGCAAAATCTCATTCCGTATCATCTCAATATCTTTCTTCGTTTCGTCGTAGAAAAACAATTCCTGCTCGATGTGTTGAAACGTCTTTTTGCGTACACGGCGATTTACTTTCACTTGTTGCCCTCCCTGTTTTCAAGTGCTGATACCTTGTCTTTCAGTGCTTGTATCTCGTCTGCATAATTATTCAACGTGTCCGTAATCAGTTTGTTGTAAGCGAACAGTTGCGCCACCTTGTACTCTTTCCCTGCCCTGTCACTGTTCAGATACGCCTCAATCTCTTTCGACTCGATTGATGTCGGTCTGCCGTCAATGCCATACAGCCATCGTCTCAATCCGTTTCCTCCTCGTCATCCTCTTCGTCAGTGATCGCATCCAAGATGTTCAGCGATACTTTCAATCCGCCGATAAAACCTGCGTGTTCGTCCATCATCTGCTTTGAGAACTTGTCCAATAAAAACTGCGGTGCTTCCGTGTACAGTGATTCTGCTGACCGAATCTGATACTCCATGTTCTCACGAAACCGTTTGATGAACTGCTTCGTTTTTGCGTTTTCAAAACTTGTGACGTTATTTTTTTTCATTTGCTCTGAAAGATACGCCCAGTCAGGTTCTTTGTGTTCCAAAACAACCTCGTTGTTTTCTGCCGCATCTTCCCATTGTTCAATCAAATATAAAATAGCGTCACACGCTTCGTTATAACCTTTATAAATTTCTTGATTGATACCATCTTTTTTCGTAGTCGTTAATTTCATTTCATCCATCGCTCTAATATGCGCTTTCAATCCGTCTGTACCATTGAATTTCATTCGCTGTCCTCCATATTTTCGACTAACATTTTATCTAATTCCGTTTGAAAAAAAACACAAACATAAGTCGAGGGCTTCAATGTGTAAAATGGTTTACCACTGTTTCCGATAGTAATTTCTGTTATTTCCCATGTTATATCTCTTTTTGGGTCAAATAATTTTTGACCAACGATATACGCAGGTTTCATTCACTCCCAACCCCTTTCTGCCATGTACCTCGCAATCTTCTTGCGGTGATTCTGATTCTCTTGCTCGATGAACGCCCTCACCTTGTCATCCGCTTCCTTGTCATCCAGTGCCGTCGTCTTTGTCAGCACGTACACCCAAGAAAGCGTCGCCTGCACCAAGTCTTGAAGTTCGTGCAGCACTCGTTCAGGTGAACTCTCGCTGAACAGTTCAAATCGAAACTCGTTGTACTCTTCCACAACCTTGTCGTATTGCTCTCGTTCCCCGATGTCGATGTGAAGCAAAGGAAAGTGCAGCGTGACATACCTTGTATCAAACCGTTTCATGTCACACCTCCCATATGCCAATCTCTACCCTCGGTTCGTCCGAGTAAAACTTGCGCACGCTCTCGTCCACCACCTGCGCGTCGTCCATGTAGCAAATGCCGTTCAGCGCGTCTTTAATCCCTTTCACATAGTTGTCCGTGTCAGGCTTCACAATCGGGAGCAGTTCGCCCGATAACGCCTGCTCCTTCTGTTTCTTCGTGAACGACTTCGGCATCTTCTTGTACACGTCCACCGACATCTTCACCGCGCCCCGTATCGGACTCCAAGCGTATGCCTGCCTTGCGTGTAGTGCCACATACTTCTTGTAATCCTTGCTCGGCTTCGGGTCGTACACCGATACAAAACTCCCTCTGTTTGCAAATCTCGGTCTGCCTTGCGCCACAGGCTCACCGGGAACGGTGAACAGGATTGTAATTTTCATTCGGTATCAGCACCCCCTTCTTAAACTCTAAATTCGGCAAGTGCTTTGTCGCGTCTATGAACATCTGCTTCGCTTCTTCGGGTGTCACCGTGTACGACTTCACCTCGTTGTACTTGTAGTCCGCGTTCGGCTTTTGAACGTGCGTCGGTTGCAACTCTACTTTCGCTCTTTGTTCAGTTGGCTGCGTGACATATCCGTTGTGGTACTTGATTTCTTTGAACACCAAATTTTTGTTCAGCGAATACGTTTTGTGCCGTCTGTTGTAAATCAGCCATTCCACCTCTACAAACTCGCCAAGAAGTGGCATCAGCGTGTTTGGCGAAAAACCCGATAACTTTGAAATGTCAGGAACGCTCTTTCCGCCAAGTTGCAATGCTCTGATTATTTTCATTTCTTTCGGTGTCACGATTGCTTCTAATACTTCGTTTGCACCTTGCATGAACGCTCTACCTCCCCAAGTTCCTTGTCTAATGACTCGTAATGCTGTTCAAACCTGTCAAACCATTCTTTGTCTTGTTCCGTCCGCATCATGTCCAGCGTCGCGAACATCCGCTCCAATATCAAACTGCGCTTCTTTTCGTAGTGACCGAATATCAGTTCGTTCACCGCATCTTCTATCTCGTCCACCGTCTTTGCTTCCATCAAGTCGGATGTAAGCCGAACATAACGGTACTCAAGCATTGCGTCACTCTCGTACCGTTTGTTCACGCTTTCAAGAAGGAAAGAGCGCATCCACTCCACAAACACATCATCGTTCGTAAAGTCCAAACATTCGCTGTATGTCCTTGTCATACTTGAGTTCAACGCGCCCCACACCTCCGTTACGCTGTTTGGTGAAGTTCACCTCGATAATCCCTGCCTTTTCTGTCTTGGGGTTATAATACTCATCGCGGTAAAGCAACGCGATCACATCCGCACTCGTTTCTATCCCTGTGCTGCCTGACAAGTCGCTGTTCATCGGACGTTTATCGTTTCGGTTCTCCACCTCGCGCTTTACTTGTGAAAGCGACATCACATGACAATCGCAATCAAGCGCACCCTTGCGCAACTTCCGGCACACCCTCGCAAGTGCCGAGCCTTGATTGTCAGTCTCTTCGCCCTTCTCTTTCACGTCTTGTAGGTAATCGACGACCACGAAATCGAGTCCCTGCTTCCGTTTCAGCATCCGCATCGTGTCTGTAATGTAATCCGCACTCACGCCTCTCGTATCGTCCACATAAATCTGTTCCAACCGATCGCGCTCCATGCGTATCATGCGATACTTAACCTCGTCAATTCTGCCCTGTTTTAACTCTTTTAGCGGTATCCTGCAAAGGTTGGCTACCATTCTATTCAAAATCTGTTTACGCGTCATCTCAAGGCTAAATATCGCGGTTTTAAGGCCGTTCTTCTGCAAACGCAAAACCATCTCAATCATGAACGCCGATTTACCCATGGAAGTCCTTGCGCCGATGACCGACAAATCGTGTCTGTGAAATCCCGTTGTCACCATGTCGAGTTCTTGAAGTCCCGTCATCAGTCCAAACGCTTTCGTAGGGTCGGCGCGAACTTCATCCAGCCATACGAGCCATTCCTCAAGTGCCTTGTTCGTGTCGATAAGTCCACCCACATCCGATGTTTGTAGCAAATCCATCTTCCGCATCGTGTCGCGGTACACTTCGTCTGGTTCCGTTCCGTACTGCAAGTCGGTCATCGCACTGGTGAACGTCATGTTCATCTGTTCCGAAAGCCTGATGCTTTTCACCTGCCGGACCTTCTCATGCGCAAGTCTTGTCGATACCACTGTGTTGTAAAGGCTTTGTATCGTCTTGAGATGTTCCCTGCACTCTTCTCCGATGTTCCGCATCGTCAGCGCATCCGCTTCGTCAAGTTCCTTCATCTTGCGGTACAGCCATTCGTACTGCGGAAAGTGTGATTCATCAAGTGACGTGAAGTAGTCTCTGAACACCGTCGGGTCTCGCAGACACATACCAAGCAATTCCTCGTGAGGCATCGGCATCCTATTTATTGCCGAATAGTCGGTCATAGTGTTCCTTTTCCTCCTTGCTCATTTGGTATAGCGGTATGACGTTTCTCTCTTGCTTTGGCACTTGGTTCAGATACGACTCGAACTTTGTGCCGAACAGTGTCTCTGGCCGCAGGTAACGTGACATCTTCGGGTCATTCTTCCACTCCTTGCACTTCACGTCGATGACCGTCTTGAAGTCCTCAAGCGTGAACCCTTCCTTCACCCTTGCTTGCACTAACGACTTTGTTTTTGCAACGCTTGTCCGATACCGAGTGCCTGCAACATCGTTCAAATAAGCAACGATTTCCGACAATATATCTTTATCTTTCTTTATATATTCTTTAGTTGTGTGCATACTTCGGTGCATAAAGTCGGTACATGAAACCTCGTCAACGCTAGTATTTTCGGGGGAAAAGTCGGTACATAAAGTCGGTGCAAAAGTCGGTACACTTTTTATCTCAATTTCGACGTTCTTTTGTTGGTATTTTTCATAGTTTGAAACGATGATTTTCGTGCTGCGTTTCTCTGTTTTAATCATGATTTCATCATGACTTTCACAATCTTTTAAGAAGGCTACAACCTTCCTTTTATCCCATCGCCAGCGATCAGCAAGTTTCATCTGTGACGTTACAAAACTACCTCGTTCAACATGAACTGTATGACCTTCAATCACGATTTCCTTGTCTGTATAGTTCGCCATCAGCAATATGTCAATCCACGCTTCGTATTCACTGAATACTCGTTTCTTTGAATACAGCCGATGCCCTAAAACAGCCCGGTATAACTTAATCCACCCTTCCATAACCTCACCTTCTCACCAAACTTAATTCTCGTAAATGACAGCCACATATCCATCGTTGCGTATTTCCACGCTGTCTGGACAGCCAATGTATTGCAAATGTCGCTTCTTGTAAGCCATAATCCCGTCCATCGCTTCCTCGAACGTTTCATAAGTATTCATCCACACAACCATTTGAAAGTCCCCTTTATAGATGACAGAGAGCGAAACTTTCATTCCGCTCCCGTCTGTGTTGTCTACCATTTTATTGATGTCAGCAATATGATTTAGAAGTAGTCCTCTTCTTCCGTCTGCTTCTTCTCAACCTTGTTCAAGAACTTCACCTTGTCTGCAATGATGTCCGTAACGTACACTTTCTTGCCTTCCTTGTTCTCATATGAACGCTTCTGTACTCTGCCCTCTACGAATACCAAACTGCCCTTTGACAAGAACTTCGCACAGTTCTCTGCTGTCTTGCGCCATGTCACGATGTCCAAAAAGTCCACTTCTTTGCTACCCTCACGCTCTACCGCGATCGAAAACGTAGTCGTTACCAAATCGTCTTTCAATGTCTTGCTCTCCGGGTCGGATGTTAACCGCCCAATCGCCATGAACTTGTTCATATCATCACTTCCATATCGTTTTAGTCGTTTTCGTGAAGCGATGGACAAGCACCATTTCGGTACTTGTCTCACGCTCTACGAGCCATTCACTTGCGCTTAACTTGCTACGCTCTATAAACTTGCGCTGCTCTCTTGTCGGCTTCTTTCCGTGCTTCATGCGCCTTTTACATGCGTCTTGAGGAACCCTGCCACTACCTCGACTTCCTTCTTATTCAAGTCGAAAAACTGTGTGACCGCTCTGCCGACAAACTTCGATACCGTTTTGAACAACAACGGCTTGTCCTCTTTTGTGTACCCTGCCTTGATTGCGTAGTCCGTCAGCATCTTGACTTGTCCCTCTGTCGGATGGTCTGGCATCCCATCTTCTTTGACGTTGTTCGGATTGCGAACTGTTTCGTTCTTGCCTTGCCTTGCTTTGAAATCAAGTTCCTCGCTACTCACTTTGTCAGGGTCGTCGCCTGTCGGTATCGCAAACGTGCGGAGCATCAGATACTTGTACGCATACGTCATTGCCTTGCCCACACCTTTGTCCTGCGTGTCCACACCAGTACCGCTTGAGACCGCTACAATCGAATCGCCTGTGTCAACGTCCACAATCTGATACTTCACGTTCACCGTCGTCAGCGTGCCGTCTTTGCTGTGTTCCTGCTCAATCGGGATAATCACCAAACCATGCTTCTGCATTGCAGCACGAACGGATTGCGTAACCTTTTCCTCTGAAATCGCCTTGTATGACGTGTTGCCGAACGATACCTTGTCATCCTTCTGCAAATACTCAACGTCTTTCATGACCGCGTGAATCTTCTTATATACGCTCACTGTAATTCGCCCCCATATTCCAATATCCAATGTGTCAACTCGTCCACCACTTGCTGTGCGTCCAAGTCTTTGAGTTCTTTTGCCCATCTCTTTTCCATGAATGTTCTGATCACTTCGACTTCATCTGTCGTTATGTGTACTTTCGTAAAGTTCATAAGCGATACCCTTCTTCTGCACGCTTCTTGTTGTACTTCACATCAAATTCATGAAAACTACTCGGGTAAGACTTGCGCTGTATCGCAACTTCGCTTCCGTCTACATTGAAGTTCATCATATGACCGTCAATGATTGCGCCGTACTCAATCTCGCACTCGCCGTCGTATTCAACGAGTGCAATGTACTCCACATCCAAAACCATCGGCACTGCGAACTTCTCAAAACGAATTTCAAGCGGATAAGCCGGAACCATCATCTGTTTAATCTTCATCAGTCATTGCCTCCAACCAAGCGGAACGAACGGATTCCCTTCTTGTTCGCTTTCCAAGTCGCCATCACTTCGCCTTTGTACGAAAGTGTTTCTGCGTTCCCCATCAAGTCTTTGAGACGGTTTTCACACGCTTTATAAACATCCTCTGCCAATTTGTAACTTTTTTTATGGAAGATTGTTTCGCCGACTAACTTGAACGTATCGTCATTTACATCAAGAACTAGTGCATTGTCGCTCTCACTGTACATTTCATCCAACACACCACCGTCATTCGCTGTAATGTCAGGCTGTACACCTTCTACAATGTGATTGAACCAAAAGTCTGTCGCCACGCTAAACATCTCTTCAATCAAAGCGTCGTCACGTTGGTATTCAAAGAACACGAACTTCTGACCGCCAACCAACGCGCATAAAAAACCGAACTCATATCCTGTAATGCCGAGATACCATTGAAGTTGCATGACGTACTGTTCCGGCGCACCTGCTTTCCAATTCTCAAGTTGATATGCCGATACGTTCTTGCATTCCAAAATGCCTTTCTTGCCGTTCATTTCTACCACGCGATCGACATTCGCTAACATGAACTCGTATGTCGGATGCTGTAAGATGTGCGGTTCGACCTCAACCTTCAACCCCGTGCGGTTCGTGAACTCTTCCGCAATAAAGTCCTCAAGACGTGTGCCGAAGTACATCGCTTCCGTCTGTTCCTTCTCGCCAATCAAACCCTTCATGCGCACGTACACCGACAACGGCGTTTCATACGGATTCTTGCCCATAATCGCTGCGATACGGCTCCCTGTAATGCCTGTATTGCGCACCTCAAGCCACTGTTCTCTCGTCAGCGTTTTGGCGTTAACTAATTTCACCGCTTCCATGACTCACCTCAATTTGAAAGTTTTCTGACAATTTGTTATGCTTAACTCATGAATGTTTTACATTCGCCCATATAGAGATAGTGACAAGGCACTGTCACTATCTCACCCATTCCTTCCACAGACCGCTTTCGACAAGGTACAAGAATCGCTCAAACGTGATGCTGTACCTTGTTTTAATTTCCAAATGCACAAAGTAATCAGCCAACCTGTTCAACTTCTCGTCGCTCACGGGATAACCTCGCTTTCCGATTTCGCTCGACGTAATCAACCAAAACCATGTATTCAACCTTGCTTCGTGCG